GAGCCGGACAAGCTCATGGAGACGCTTGGCACGCTCGTGCCTGCGCTCGGGCTTACGTTCGAGCCCAAGGTCGAGCAGATCGTCCGCTTCGACGGTCGGGAGCGGCGCATCGTTTCCGTGGGCAAGATCTACTCGGGCGACCTGATCGCGGCTTTCGTCCTGGGGCTGTCCACGTGAGCTTCCGCGACCTGAGCCTCCAGCTGTCGGACGAGGGCAACAACCTGGAGCTGCGCTACCTGATCCTGGTGCGCCGGCTCGCGCTGGACGCGCTGACTCGCGTCGTGCTTCTGTCGCCCGTGCGGCTGCCGCCGAAGCCCGGGAGCAAGCGCCGGCGCATCCCTGGAGGGCGGCTTCGCGGCGGCTGGCAGCTCGGTCTCAATGCGACGCCCCAAGGCGTGCCGGCGACCAAGGACGAGTCTGGCTCGGCCACGATCGCGGCGAACCAGGGCAAGGCCGAGTCCGTGAGCCTGGGCGACGTGGTGCACCTCGCCAACAACGTGGCATATGCCCCGATCATCGACGAGGGCCGCAAGACTGCGACCGTGACCGTCCGCCGCGGGGGCAAGGCCGTGACCTTCTCGCGGCAGCAGGGCTCGATCCAGGCGCTCCGCGGCATGACGTTGGTGGCCGCCGAGGAGCTGCGCGCCAGCTACGGCGGGAGGGTGGTGTGAGCTACTCGGAGATCGCCTCCAGGCTTCGCCAGGCCATTCAGAGGCCGCTGGATGCCGCAATGCCCCCGGGAGCCGAAGTCCTTTGGCCGAATGCGCCAGGGGCCACGGCAGAGGGCCTGGAGGCTGGCCCGTGGGCTGCCGTCGACATCCAGTGGCTAGGCGTTGACTCCCTAGCCTTCGGTGCAGGGCTGAGGCTGCGCCACCGGGGCATCCTCGAGGCCGTCCTGGTCTGGCCGGCGGGCGCCGGCGAGGGCGGCCTGTTCGCTGCCGCCGATCAGCTGGCCTCGGCGCTGACCGAGACCACGGCGGGGCCGGTGCGCATCCGCCAGCCCGAGTTGGTCGATGCCGATGCCGGCGAAGGGTGGGCAGCGCGAGCGTTTCGTCTCGCCTGGACGGCAGATGAAACCAAAAGCAAACCTTCGGAGATCGAAGCGCCCGAGGAGGGTACATGGGCTCTTGGATCTGCTGCGATCAGGCAGGCGCTCTCCGCAGTCGTCGCCGCGAGTACAGGCCTCACGGTGGTCTATGGGAACGCTCCGCAGGAGTCGCCGCCCGTGACCGAGGCCAGCGTCTACGCGAGAGTCCTGACTGGCGCGCAGATCCCTAACCAAGCATCCGAGTCCAGCGACGCAACGAAGATCGGCGCCTTCCTTGCCGACATCGTGACGCCCGCTGGCATCGGAACCGGACTAGCTCTCTCGATCGCCGACAAGATCTCGAATGCCCTCTCGATGGCCAAGGCTGGCCGCATCGAGCTTGGCGCCGCGACCTTGACCGATCAGAGCCTAGCAGGCCCCTCGTGGGTCACCACGATCCAGATCCCGTACCGCTTGACCCACGCTCACTGACCAGACATGGCTCTCATCAACGCGCCCGCAGTCGCCGAAGGCACCCGAGTCGCCATCGCCAAGGAGACGACCTACAAGGTCGCGCCGACCGGCGAGGCCAACGTCCTGCCGATCTCCGGCGAGAGTCTGCGCCTCGACAAGCGCTACACCGACAGTCCGACGATCTCGAGCAATCGCCGCTCGCAGGGGCAGACCCAAACCGGGCAAGGCGTGAGCGGTGGCGTGAACTTCGCCCTGCGCGCCAAGGCCTTCGACGAGTACTTGGGCGCCGCGCTGTGGGCTCCCAACTGGACCTCGGGCGTCGCCGCGTTCCCCTCGGGCACTCCGCTCGATGCGACGATCGCGGTCAACTCGACCCGCTTCGAGTTCTTGTCGGCCGGCAATCAGCTGCCGGTGTTCGCCGCTGACGACGTGGTGAGCGTGACCGATGCGCGCAGCTGGAACCACGTCGGCACCTACCGCGTGGCCACCGGCACCACGCCGACCGCCGGCACGTTCCTGGCGCTCAAGCTGGACGGCACCGCGCCCTTCGCCGATGCCGTGGCTCAATCGCTGCGCATGGTCAAGGTCGGCGAGTTCGGGAGCTTTACCCTGACCGCGACCGTTGGCGGCACGAAGGCCACGATCGACATCCTGGACTCGAACGGCGCCGCTGCGGCCGTAGCTCAGGGCTGGATCAAGCTGGGCGGGTTCACTGCCAACCCGGGCAACAACGGCATCTGGCAGGTCGAGTCCGCGAGCACCACGACCCTGACGCTGGTGCGCAACGACGGCAGCTCTCTTTTCGTCACCGAGACTGACGCTTCCTCCTGGTGGGCCATCGGCGAGTACGCGCAGGACGGCCAGACCCGCAGCTCGTACTCGATCGAGAAGCGCTTTGACCTCGCGTCCGACGTGTTCGAGCTGCACCTCGGCTGCGTCGTGGACCAAGGGACGCTCAACTTCAGCGTCGGCGAGCCGATCTCTGGCACCTTCGCGTTCCAGGGTGCGACCATGACCTCGCCGGCCGCGGCGCAGTTCTCGACCTACATCGCCCAGCCTCAGACCACCGAGTACGGGCCTGCCCAGGACGTGCGCGCGGTGCTCGCTGGTGGCGTCGGCGTGAGCCTGCGTTCGGCCAGCTTCCAGGTCGCCAACAACGTGCGGCCGATCGAGGAGCTGGGCGTACTCGGCGCCTCGCAGGTCGTGCCCGGCACCTTCGCGCTGACTGGCACGCTCCAGGCCTACATCGAGGACGGCTCGCTGCTGTCGCGCTTCGCCAACGGGACCTTCACCCGCATCGACCTGCTGGCCTACGACTCGCAGGCGAACGGCTACCTGATCGTCCTGCCGCGCACCAAGTTCACCGAGGCGCCGGCCAATGCCACTGGCAAAAACACCGACGTGTTTGCCCAGGTGGCGTTTGCCTCCGAGGAAGACCTCGCCGCCGGCTACCAGGCCCGGATCTACCGCTACCTCTGACCAATGCCCAGCCTCCAGAAGATCAAGCTCTCGACCGACGCGCTCGACAACGGCGCGTGGTTCACGCACGCGCTCGGCTTCAGGTTCCGCCTTCGCCGGCTGACCTACAAGCCGTACCGCGAAGCGCTGGAAGGCGCTCTCCGTGAGCTGCGCGGCCGCGGGCTTGAAGCCGCGGAACTGTCGGCGGCGATCGACAAGACCGTTGCCGTCCTGTTCGCTACGCACGTCGTGGTGGACTGGGCTGAGGTCACCGAGTCCGGCCCCGATGGCGTCGATGCCCCGGTGCCGTTCAACGCTGAACGGCTCAAAGCCATGCTGTGCGATCGGGCCTACTCCGATCTGTACGACTGGCTGACCGACTGCGCGCGCACGGGCGAAGCCTTCCGCGAGAAAGCCGCCGCGGAGACGCTGGGAAAGTAGCCAAGCGGCTGCGCTGGTTTCGCAAGTGGGGCGCCGAGCTGGATGCCTTGCGAGTCGAAGCCAAGCGCGGCCGCAAGCGGCAGGGCTGGATCGAGTATCTGGCCCTGCCCGAGCTGCAACGAGACGAGGCCTGGTTCGAGAGCGCATTCCTCGAGCTGAGCGCGCAACGCGGCATGGGCTTCAGCGGGCCTGAGGCCCTCAAGTTTACCGAGATCGAGTCCTACCTGAGACTCGCCGACGTCACCAGCTACGACTCGCGCCGCGAAGCCCTGACGATCCTCCTGGCCCTGGACCGCGACTACCTCAATGACCTCCGTCGAGCTCAAGATTGACAGCCGGCCGGCGTCGGAGGGCATCGAGAGACTTAAGGGCAGCCTCGAGAGCGCGGCGAAAGCTGCTGACACTGCGCAGGCCGCGACCGAGAAGCTAGTCGAGGAGCTGATCGACACGGCGCAAGTGTCGAAGACCACGGCCACCAACCTAGAAGAGGTGGCGCAGGCCAGCAGGCGCACTGCTGAGCGGCAGAGAGACGCCGCAAGCAAGATCACGACCACGACCGATGCCGCTGCCAAGGCGTCAAGCGCCTACAAGGACACGACCGGGCGCTTGGTCGAGATGGACCGCAAGCTAGTCTCTGCCGGCAACTCGGCCCAGGTGATGGGCCAGAAGATCAGCGAGTCTGCCCAGGGCGGCATCGAAGACCTGAAGCGTATCGCGCTCCAAGCCGCTGCCGTGGCGGGTGCGTTCGTCGGTGTCCGCGCGTCGGTTGAAGCGTTCTCGGGCTTCGAGCGCACGCTTGCCCAGGTCGGATCCGTTGCCGGCGCAACCGAGGGTGAGCTGCGCCAGCTTGAAGCCGCGGCGCGCGAAGCCGGGGCTTCGACTGAGTTCTCCGCGCGCCAGGCGGGCGAGGGCCTGCTGCTGCTGGCACGTGCCGGCTTCACTTCGCAGCAGGCAATCCAGGCGCTGCCTGGCGTGCTCAACTTGGCCATCGCCGACGCTGTGGAGCTTGGGGAAGCCGCGGACATCGCCGGCTCGGCGCTCAACATCTTCGGGCTCCAGGCGGCCGAGCTGAACCGCATCGCCGACGTGCTGGTGCAGACCAGCAACAAGAGCAACACGGGCGTGCGCCAGCTTGGCGAGGCGCTCTCGTACGTCGGCCCTATTGCCAAGGTTACGGGCCTGTCGATCGAAGAGACGGGCGCGCTTGTGGGCGTGCTTGGCAACGCCGGCATTCAGGCTAGCCGCGCTGGCACGGCGCTCTCGAACATCCTGCGCGGGCTGGCGAGCATCTCAGGGCCTGCTGCGGAGACGCTTCGCCGTCTCGGCCTGTCGCAGCGCGACGTGTCGCTCGAAAGCAACACGCTCGTTGAAGTGCTGCGCAAGCTGCGAGATGCGCAGATCGGGGCCTTCGACGCTGAGCAGCTCTTCGGCGCCTACGGCCAAGCCGCCGCGCTGGCGTTGTCGGCCAACGTCGAAAAGGTAGTCGAGCTGACGGCGGCCAACCGCGCCAGCGAGGGCGTGGCCGATGCTGCCGCCAAGGCTGTCGGCGACAACCTGACGGGCAGTT